TTAATGACATATACCAAACACCAACAACTACAAACAATGAAGGTAATAACTACTTCTTTACTGATGCAGAAAAAACTTCAGTTTACTCTTGGAGCAATTCAAATAATACTGGAACGTGCTCAGATACTCAAATTAGAATTAATTCAGCCAAAAATAGAATTGGATTATCCAATATAGATATCAATGGTATTGATCAAAGCGATTATTTCAATACATTATTTGATGGTGATGAATACTTAATTACCGTTAGGTATGGTTCTGATATGTTTGAATATCAAGGTACATATCAGCCATCACTGAATACTACAAAATTTGTTAGTGGTTCTATTATTTCTGGGACTTCTGATAATATATCATCGGATGAATCTGTTGTAGTTACAATCATTCCTATTACACCAAAAACTAGTGTGGTATTCACTGGCATTACATCTACAAATGGTCAGCGAGTTGAATCTCAATTTGATGTGAATCAGAATCAAGTTCCTCGTGGTGGTTTGATTGTATCCCTAGGATCAACTCCTGGTTTGGGTTATGCTCCACTAGTTGGTGCAGTATTAGAGCCTGAAGTTGTTAATGGTGAAATTGTTGGTGTATATACTGGCAATAACATCGGTGAAACCACACCAGTTAGATGGGCAGATTATGATAATGAAACAGGTGTGTTGACTGTTACTTTCTACGGAAGCACAGTAACTGCCAAGGAGCCCGTCAGCGGCGCTGTTTACTTTAAGGAGAGTGGTAGGCTACTAGTTACGACACCAGCGTCTCTAAGCGGACAGAGTATCCTTGTAGGCGACTTGATATCACTTAGTCAATTGCGATTTGAGTGTAGCTCTGGTGGAGCCCCTTCACAGCAATTATTCCCAGATCGGGATTCAGTATTTGCTGTTGAATCTATTATTGATAATAATACATTCTCAGTATCTGTGGGAGTTTCTACATTAGATCACAATTACATTTCTGGTGGTACTTGGCAGAAGGTGCTGCCGTTTGAGTTTGGTCGCCAAAAGTTAAATCCAACATTCGCATATCTAAATAACCTAGGATTTGTATGTCCAAGTGGTCAAACCACTACAACATTATTCCCAACGGATACTAATATCTTCCCAGTAATTACTAGGGATGATGGAGCAAACTTGAGAATTCAGGTTGGTGTTTCTACTCTGGTTCACAACTACGTTGGTGGTGGACGTATTGGACAGGTCACACAGAACTCTGTTGGCTCTGGTTATAATAGCGTAGTTTCAATTGGAATTACTGAGGAAGGTCACACGGGTGCGGAAGCATCCATTATTGGAATTCCTGGTCCGGGTGGAGAGTTGCAGATTGTTGTTGAAGATCCGGGTAGTGGATACATTGACCCATATATCTGGGCACCATCACCTACATATTTCAATCTTCCCGTTAAAGGTATCTCCCGTAGAGATGGAACCACCGAGACTGGGGACAATCTATTCATAACTTGTGCGGTCGGGGGATCAAAAACAACCGCAATTGGTAGATCTGAATTTTATGAAGTGACTAACTTTGAGGTTAGTAATTTGGGATATGGCTTTATGGAGGGTGACGTTGTTACTGTTGTTGGCTTGGCTACTGATAAGAATCTATCCCAGCCAATTGAAGAATTCCAACTAACGGTATTAGAAACATTTACTGACAATTTCTCATATTGGAACTACGGAGAACAGGATTATATTGATAATATTGGTTCTCTACAAGACGGTTTAAGAACAAGATTCCCATTATTATATAATGGTGAACTATTCTCCTTTGAAAAAAATCCACTGGATGAGGATTCTGATGCTATCGATCTAAACTCTATTCTATTGATATATGTAAATACGGTTCTCCAGATACCTGATGTTGCATATAAATTTAATGGAGGCACATCATTTGAATTCACAGAACCACCTCTACCAGAGGATAGAGTAGATATTTACTTCTACAGGGGTGATAGAAATGTTGATAGTGTAATCGTCACATCCATTACAGAGTCAATCAGACCTGGTGATGATCTTCAAATCACTAAAAATAATAACTATGATCCAAGTAGAACACAAGATATTCGCTTAGTTACTGAAATTGCTTCTTCTGATACAGTAAGAACTAACATATACACTGGTAACGGCGATATTGATGAGGTAAATCCACGTCCGGTTGCTTGGGACAAGCAAAAAAGAGACATCTTTATTTACGGTCAGCCAACGTTTAAGACTAGAGATAGTCTTGAATCTGTAATTAGACCTACCGCAGCAATTATTTCTCCCATAAATCAAGCATCATCTAATATATACATTGATACTCCTCAATTATTTAACTATGAAAAATATGTTGTTGGTACTGATGAGGATATTACTAATCTTGGTTGTAGGATTTATGGTCAGGATAATATCTTTATTTCCTCAGGTGAAGAGTTTGAAGAAGCGGAGTTGATAGCAGAAGTCAATTCAAATGGAGAGGTTAGTGGTATAGACATTGTTAATCCCGGTAGAGGTTACCCAACCAACACTCAGATTACAATTGGAGTCAATACAACGGGAACTGATGATAGGGCATCCATATCAAATGTATTCATTAACCCATCTACGGGATCTATTGTTTCAGCTTTAATCTTTAATAATGATAGTGGTTCTGATTATAATCCAGATAATCCACCATTAGTATTAGTGGAGCAACCATCAATTAGATATGAATCTAATATTAAGGTCAATGGAGATTTTATTAGAGGTTATTCTTCCACAATTACGCAAATTGAGGGTCTCTTAAATCCAAGAGCTGGTATCCCATATGGATTGCGATTCTTCTTTACTAAGATAGATCCATTTGGCGTGAATGGATTGATAGGTGAACTTATACCAGGTGACTACATTGTTGCTAGTCAGACTACCATTGATCCTGGCTCAGAATTGGTAGCCATTGGTTCCAATCAGGTGCAGATTGTTGGGAGAACTAATCAGTTCTTAGATTGTGTATATCGAGTCGATGCAATCGTGATAGATTCCGAAAGTACTGGTCACATTGACGTTAATGTTACTACGGATGTAAGGAACATAAGCGAAACTGGTGATCTTGGGTACTTAAATTTTGGAGTTATTAGTGCTGTAACTAGAAGTCCAGAATCACAATCATTCTCAATCCCAACTCCAGTTTATACTGATGATATGTCTAATTTCCCAACTCTGGTTAGGACTAAAGGCGGACTTCGTGATAGAGGGGGCATCGCCAAGCGAGTATAAATATACTTAAAGGTATTTGTATCACCTCTATAGATTATACCATGGCTGCTTTAATTACTGATGAATTTAGGCTATTTAATGCCGACAACTTTATCAAATCTGTAACTGACCCAGATAATTCATATTACATCTTCGTTGGATTACCAAATCCAGTTGGTGATGGGTATGGACGTTCTGAAGATTGGAACCAAGATCCCCTCGCACCTGTAGATAACTTTTCATATATCCGCAGTTGCTATGACTGGATGATGTATGGTCGTAGAATCACTCCAGGTAATATTCGTAGGGTGATACGTCGTGTTGATTGGACAAAGGGAACTAGGTACGATCAATATAGAGATGATTATAGTGTATATAATGTATCTCCAAATAGTGGATCTACTAGACTTTATGACGCAAATTATTACGTTCTAAATAGCGATTTTCGCGTTTATGTATGTTTGAGTAATGGTTCTAGTGGCGATAATCCCAAAGGTAATGGTTCTGAAGACGAGCCAAATTTCGTAGACACAGAGCCATCAGCAGCTGGTTCTAGTGGAGACGGATTTGTTTGGAAGTACTTATTTACAGTTTCACCTGCAGATGTGATCAAATTTGATAGTACTGATTATATTACTGTTCCTAGTGATTGGCTAACTACAGATTCTCCGCAGATTGTTTCTATTAGGGAAAGTGGTGATTCAATAATCAATGATGCACAGTTAAAGCAGATCTATATTGATAATCGTGGTTCTGGTTATAGTGGTGGCGCTGGTCAAGAACTACCCATTCTAGGTGATGGCACAGGGGCTAGAGCAGTTATTGACGTTAACTCTGGACAGATTACTAAAGCACTTGTCTCTAAGGGTGGTAAAGGCTATACGTGGGGACTGGTTGATCTTGGTTCTATTAATAGTAGTGCATCTGAAGCTGCTAAATTGGACGTTATCATTCCACCATCTATTGGACACGGTTTTGATATATATCAAGAGCTAGGTACAGACAAAGTTCTTGTTTATGCTAGGTTTGATGATTCTACTCAGGATTTTCCAATTGATACAAAGTTTGCTCAGATTGGAATTTTGAGGAATCCCACTATCAATGATTCCATTACTATTTTTGATAAAAATACATTTACTGCAGCAGACTCACTAAAATTATCAACGTTTACTAGACCACTTGAAGTTGGTGATGTAATTCAGCAAGTCACTGATGAAGGTACTGCTAAAGGGTATGTAATTTCCTTCAATACAGAAACCCAAGTTATTAAGTATACTCAAGATAGATCCCTATACTATAATCCAATAACAAACGATAATACTGATTATGTTGGTATTACCACTAATGGTAATCAGATAAAATTTGTTTCTAACAGTAACAACATTACTGCTCCCAGTTTTTCTGGTTCACTTGACGTAACCTTTACAGGTTCGACATTATCTGTTGGTAATAAGACAGTTGAATTGGGTGTTGAATTCACAAAAGGCGTTGCTAGATCAGAGATAAATAAACCTAGCGGAGAGATTTTATATCTCGACAATCGTCCTTTGGTGCCACGCAACCCACGCCAAAAAGAAGACGTTAAGATCATCTTGGAATTCTAAACAATGTCTCAGATCAATCTAGATACCAGTCCATACTTTGACGATTTTGAAGCTGATAAGGATTATTATAAAGTCCTTTTCAAGCCAGGATTTCCTGTACAGGCACGTGAGTTAACTACTCTACAGTCAATCTTACAGAATCAAATTAGTACCTTCGGAGAACATTTCTTCAAAGAAGGGTCTATGGTAATTCCTGGCGGGATTACATATAACCCACAATATACTGCTGTTATCCTTGATGAACAGCAAGGTGGTATCGATGTATCTTTATATCTAGATCAGCTGGTTGGTAATACAATTCGAGGTGGAGTAACTGAGGTTAAAGCTAAGGTTATTGGGTATGCTCTCCCCCCAGAAGATGGGATAACAAATCCTACTATTTTCGTCACATATACCAATAGTGGAACTGATGAAAGTACAGTCTTCTTCACGGAAAATGAGCCATTAATTTTAGAGGGTGCAATTGAGTATGGGAATACTACAATTACGACTAATAGTATTTGTGCAACTACAGTATCTACCAATGCTACTGCGGTAGGGTCTGCAGCAGAAATTTTGGATGGTGTATATTTCTTACGTGGTGTTTTTGTACAAGTTGATAAATCATCGGTTATCCTTGAGCCTTATACAAATACTCCATCATATAGAGTTGGTCTTCAGATTACTGAACAGATTGTTACTGCTGGACAAGACCAAACTTTATATGACAATGCCAAAGGATTTAATAATTTTTCTGCACCAGGTGCAGACAGATTAAAAATTTCACTCACACTAATCAAAAAACCACTAAACGATTACAACGATTCAAATTTCGTTGAGGTATTGCGTGTTGAATTGGGTGAGATTAAAAAATTAGAAGAAAACAGTAGCTATAATGTAATCAAAGAGTATATTGCTGGTAGAACTTATGATGAGTCTGGTGATTATGTAATAAATGGATTTGAACTAAGTGTTGACGAATCCCTAAATGATTATGAGGGTAATGGGGGCATCTATACGCCAGAGCAGACTACAGAAGGTGGTAGTGAGCCTTCTGAAGATTTGGCTATATTAAAAGTTTCTCCTGGTAAAGCATATGTTCGTGGTTTTGATATTAAAAACCCAGGAACTGTTAATATTGATGCACCCAAAGCCCGTTCAACAGAAACTGCATCAATTAGTGGTGTTCCATTTGAGATGGGGAGTAAGTATTTTGTAAATAATGTTACTAGTACACCCGTTATTGGGTTGGATATTGCCGACAACATTATTGAATTGTATGAGGGTCGTCTAAACCCCTCAAAATCCCCCACAGGCAGGCAAATTGGTCAAGCACGTATATATAGCTATTCTTTAGAAGATGCGCCTTATACGAGCCCTGCTACACCTTGGAACGTATATCTATATGATATGCAAATTTTTACAACCGTAGAGATTAATAGATCTGTTGGTAGTCCTGCAGAAATAAGACCTGGTTATAGAATTCGTGGATTAAGTTCTGGTGCTTCTGCTTTTGTCCAAAAACGTGCGGGAAGAACAGTCACTTTAACAGAAGTATCTGGTGATTTTATTAGGAATGAAAAAATTTCTATTAATGGTTCAACTCAAGATTCGTTCTCAATTGTCGACGTTACTATTAATAAGCAGAATCAAGTCAAGTCTATGAAGCAGAATACATCTGCTTTGGATCCTAATATTGCTGTAGATTTTAGTGCAGATACTAGATTGTATGCAAGAGTTGCTAGAAATTTTGCACCAACAGACACATTTAAGATAACTTCTTCAGGTGAAGTTAGTTGTCCTGGCAAATTCTTTGACTCATTTGATGTTGGTGACGTTATTGTTTGGCAAGATTCCACTAACAACACACTAGTTTATAATAAAGTATTATCACTACTCCCCAATGATGTGGGGATGACTGTTGGAGTCGTAGCTAGTGTTGATGGTGTTGCTGCAGGTGATTTACCGAGTAGTGATTTGTCTGGCGTCAATTTGCGCATAACAGAGTCTCGTGTTCTTAATACTGAAAATGCATCTCTATATGTTGAGATGGAAAAGCAAAATATTGCTAAAGTAAATCTAGATTCTTCACAGCTATACTTTACTACTCAAATTACTCAGCAGGATGTTGTTGGTGCCCAACTAACTCTCAATAGATCATTGACGGGTGTAAATGATGCATTATTTGCCCCATTTGATCAGGAAAGATATTCTATCATTTATAGTGATGGGACAATTGAGACTATTGGCTCTGAGCAGGTTACTCTGTCTGTAAATAGTACTCTTATTCAGTTTTCTGGGATATCAAGACCAAATGATAGAGTTACGGTAAATGTAACTGCAATTAAGCCATCTATTAAATCTAAGACTAAGGTATTATTTAAAAGCGAAACTATCTTAGTTGATAAAATTAGCGCTGGTCAGTCTTCAGAATATGGTCTAGCTAAAAATAATTATTATGGCTTACGTGTTGATGATGAAGAAATTTCTCTCAATGTTGCTGATGTAGAATCTATTAATGCAATATATGAATCATTAGATTCTGGTGAGCCTGTATTGGATCTATTGGGATTCGTTAATGGTTTATCATTAGACACAAATACCATAAAGGGTGAGCTTATTTTGGGTACCGTGAGTGGGGCTGTTGCTAAGTTAGTTGATGCCAGTACACCATCAAACGTTAGAATCATCTATATGGGTCAATCTAGATTTGATGTTGGAGAAACTGTTGTTTTCTCTGAATCAAATATCAAAACTAATTTGCAGATAATTCAGCCAGGTAATTATAATGATATTACCTCCAAGTACACATTAGATAAGGGGCAAAGGGAACAATTCTATGATTATTCGAGAATTGTAAGAGAAGGAAGTGCTACTGCGCCAAATAAAAAAATTCTAATCATATTCGACCAGTTTAAGGTTCCTGAAGATGATAAAGGTGATTTCTACACTGCAAATTCATATGTAGAGGAAGTATTTACTACTGGAGTACCAATGCTAAAAGGTGGTACATTACGTGCATCTGATACATTAGATTTCCGTCCACGTGTTGCTCCTTTTACTGCGACTAATGCATCACCATTTAACTACACTTCTAGGGATTTTGCTACTTCTGGGTCAACTGTTGTTCTAGTAACTGCCCCTAATGAAAGTATGGTTCTTGGATATGATTATTATGTTGGTAGGAAAGACCGCGTAGTTCTAAACACATTAGGTGAGTTGAAGTTGGTTGAGGGTGCTCCTGCATTTTTACCCAAGCTTCCCGAAACAGCGGAGGGTGCATTAGAACTAGCACGTATTACCTATCCAGCATATGTTTATGATGTTAACGATATTGTTATCACTACCTTAGATAACCGCAGATATACAATGCGCGACATTGGTGCATTGGAAAATCGCATCGAAACATTAGAAGAAATTACTTCACTATCTAGATTGGAATCTGATACTCAGACTCTACAAGTTCTTGATGCTGACGGTAATGACCGTTTTAAGAGTGGTTTCTTTGCAGATGACTTTAGAACTACTGATTTTATTGATTTTGATAATCAGGAGACTCGTATTGTTGTTGGACCTACAGGGACACTTGAGGCTAATACTAGGTTTTCTTCAATTCCAATGCAACTCCAATCCAAGAGTACCATTGATATTAATGCAATATCAATGGATCAGAACTTCTCATTGGTTGATGCTAACGTCAGAAAAACTGGGGATTTAGTTACTCTTAACTATAATCAAGTTGAATGGTTAAACCAGCCATTAGCTTCACGTACTGAAAATGTAAACCCATTTAATGTTATTTTATATGATGGTGGAATGGTTCTAAGTCCGGCTAGTGATGATTTCATTGTAACCAGGAATATTGGAAATAGTGAAATTAATGTATTTGGTGAGTCTGATGAAAATTTCAATAAGACTTTTGTACAAGGAATCAGAGTTGCTCAATTTATGAGAGAGCGCAATGTTGCGTTTGCTACACGCGAAATCAAACCATTAACTAGATTCTATCCATTTTTCGAGGGTGCTAGTGGTGTTGATTTTGTACCAAAGCTAATTGAAATTACTATGCAGTCAGGTACTTTCCGAGTAGGAGAGACTGTGGTCATTAATAGTGGAAATGAGGTAATTTTCAGTGCTCGTGTTGCAGTACAGAACCATAAGACTGGACCATACCAAAAGCCAATTACAAAATTTACAACAAATCCATATAATAGAAATGTACAAATTTCCGATGGATACTCATCATCTTCAACTGTTCTGAATATAGATATTCAAGCATTATCTAATCTTTCGGACGAGAGATACTTTGGGATGATTGGTAAGGGATTGCGTTTAGTTGGTGAACGAAGTGGTGCTATTGCGTTAATCAATAAGCAAAGATTGGTCAGTGATATATCTGGTGACCTATTTGGTGCAATATATTTTAGGGATCCTTATGCAAATCCAGCACCCAATTTTAGATTAAGAACTGGTACCAGGACTTTTAGGGTAACATCTAGCCCAACTAATGAAACCCCACAATTAGGTGAAACCATTATATCATTTGCGCAAGCAACATTTACTTCTGGTGGTACTATTCAAAATAGAAGGACTGAATCTGTAAATATTCGCGAACTACCACCACCACCAGCACCAATTATTATTGACCGGACAGTTACTAATAATTTTACTACAGTTATTGACAATACAATAACTCTTAGACCACAAACAAATATAACTAATGTAACTAATGTTACTGAAGTTACTGAAGTTACTAATGAGATTACTAATATTACTGAGGTAACTGAGATTACTGAGGTAACTAATGTCAATCAGACTTTTGTTACTAATGTAACTAATAATAATAATATAGTACAAGCGGTACGACTTCCACCCCGTGACCCATTGGCACAGACATTTTTTGTTGATGGTGTGGGTGCATTCTTAACAGGTCTAGACATCTATATGAAGACTAAATCTGAAACTGATAATATCACAATTCAGATTAGACCTACAGAATTGAGTATTCCAACTAATACATTATTGCAAGATTATGCCGAAGTCATTCTAACACCAGATGAGGTTTTTGTTTCTGATGATGCTTCAGAGCCAACTCCAGTATCATTCGCATCACCAATTTATCTAGAACCAAATGTAACATATGCAGTGGTGCTTCTAGCCCCCACAACAGATGATTATACAGCTTGGATTGCTAGGATGGGCGAGAATAACATTTCATCTTTAGATGGTGGGGTGAGTAGTTCTGCTATTATTTCTCAGCAATATCTAGGTGGTTCTCTATTCAAATCCCAGAATGGATCACTTTGGACACCTTCGCAATTTGAAGATTTGAAGTTTACTTTATATAAAGCACGATTTGTTGATAGTGGTACTGTTTTCTTAAATAATCCTCCAGTATTTGAAACTACCAGACTACCTAATAACCCAGTCAAGACAATGCCAAGAAAACTAACGGTATTTGTCGATCCAACAAACTATGCATTTACTATTGGTCAAAAACTAGCATCCACTGCATCAGGTGTAAATGATATACCTCGTGTTATTGGTGAAGTTGAATTTGTTGGTGGTTCATTAGAAACGACTTCTGTAGACAATGGTGGTATTGGATATATTGATGGAACATACACTAATGTTGATCTTGCCGCTATAAACACAAAGGGTATTAATGCATCGGCAACCGTCACTATTTCTGGTGGTCAGGTTAGTCAAATAACATTAACATCATCGGGTAGTGGATATCAAGCTGGCGATACTGTAGGCATTACTACTTCTATGGTTGATGGTTCTGGTGGTGATTGTGTGGCTACTGTTGATACAATTGGTGATACTGATACGGTCTTCTTAACTAATGTTATAGGAGAAAAAATTAATTCCAGTGATCGTCTCAATTCATATAATGAAGCTACACAGGTACCAACTAATATTTCAGTAGGTATTCGCAAACAAAGCGAAATTACAAGTCCTATGGATACTGGATCTGTATTTGTAGTCAATATACCTTCTCATGGTATGATGGCTGATAATAACATAGTAAAAATAGGTGGTTGTTTACCAGATACATTAGGAACTAAACTAGTTGAGGGTATTGATGTATCATCGAATCAAATTACAGTAGAGAATTCTAATCTATTCGATTCCTTTGAAGGCATTCCTGATAGTAGCGGTTATCTTCTAGTTGGTGGTGAAATTATGGAATACCTGAATAATGGGGATGGTACTTTAGGTATTACTTCTCGTGGTGTTGATTCAACATTAGTCAACATTCATGATCAAGGTTCTAGAGTATTTAAGTATGAAATGAGTGGAGTATCTCTAAGGAGAATTAATACAGAACACATCCTACCATCTAACCAAATTCTTGGATATACAAGAGAGTTGAATACCCTTCCTTTGGAAATTGAACGTGGAGCTAGGTCAGTTGATGTTGGTATTACTCCATATACACCACAATTAAGCTTTAATCAAGAGCAAGAATCTGGTGGCAAATCAATGAGGTCGTCAAAAAACTTCCAA